GGAGAAGCAGAATCAAACCAGCCTTTAGTAGAGCAGACTGGACCTTTGAACAAGTGCCAGGTGCCTCAATAGCCGTATTCCACGGTAGTCCAAATCCACACGAGTCCGACCAAGAGTGGGTAAAGAATAATTGGAAGTGAGAATCATTCTCAAAAAATAATTTAAATTAGGGCTTGACATTATCTCCTATACCTGTATCCTACATACTATGATTTGTGCATTTTATGAACAATATATTCTAAATGAGAATCATTCTCAAAAAAATAATTTAAATTATTTTTCAAATCCCTTAAAAATCAATAGTTTATAGAGGCAGAAAGTGCTTGACAAGGCTTTCCAGACCTGTATAATGGACACATAAATTGAGAAAAGGAGACAACACTATGAAACAAAGTCTAAAAAAAGAAATAATGAATATGAATTTATCACAACTAAATGATTTGATGGATTTTATTCGTGATGTGAAAGTGATGAACGCTAAAACATCATTAAATATCGGCGATAAAGTCTATGTTGTACAAAAGACTAAAAAAACACCAGGCGTGATTTTAGATATAAAGATAAAAAATGCCGTTGTTGAAATGGAAGGTAGAAGATACCGTGTACCAATGACTATGTTGGAGGCTGCATAATGACTGAATATTCAAAAAAATATTGTATGGAAAAAATACGAGATAATCTATCAACTCATTCTGAAGGTTCTCTTGCAAAGAATTTGCCGATAGATATGTTACACGATTTCAAAAAACATTTTAGAGGTATGTTTAGAATACGATATAGAGGTGGTAGTAATCGTGCTATGGGATATCGCAGAAGCCCTTATCATTGTATACAAAGATTTGCAACAAGTTTTGCAATTTATCCGACAGATGATGGAAGATATTTAGAATTATTTAGATAAAAGGAGTAAATATGTTTAGACCAAAGAAAAATGAGACATATAAAATTATAGACTTAACAGGACCCGAAGGTAATGCAGCTATATTAATGGGTTATGCTATGCAATATGCACGAATGTTAGATATGAACGCTGATGAAATAATTAAAGAAATGAAATCAGGTGATTATGAAAATTTGCTAAATGTGTTTGATAGTTATTTTGGGTCATTTGTTATACTGGAAAGATAATATGAAAAGATTTATTTTGAATGTGCTGGTTTTGTTTTCTCTCTTACTGTTTAGTTTTCCAGCACATTCTCAATCTTACGAAGAAGCCGTAGGTGGGCATATATTAAGAGAGACACTATCAGGAAGAAATATAGAACACGAAAGAATTATGGCAAACGAATTGAAAAGAATAGCACACAGACATACAATAGAAATATTAGGTGTGTTATCAGAACATTTACCTTATGTATTAAAAGGTATTCAATCAGAGTTAAGAATGAAAGCAGATGAAGAATATAAATGTTCACTTTTAGAAGGCACGAGGTATCCTTGTAAATGATTAATGCAATTGTTTTAATTTTGACATTTATACTTGTTTTAAACTTAACAAGAATACACGATAAAATCTGTATGATATTATCAAAACTAGACGAGAGATTTTTTGGAGGTTAAATTATGAATCGTAATGGTTATTTTGCAATGGTATTAGATGATGAATGGACTGATATCGTCAGCCGAAATGCGACAATGGATGTTGTTAAGTCGGACCATATTACCATTGCATATAAACCTACTGATGAAAATTATCAGAAACTTTTACCATTGATTGGTAAAAGAGCAAATGCCTATATTAATCAATATAGAGCAAATGAAAATATAGAAGCTTTTATGGTTGATTTGATATGTTGCAATAGCTACAGTCTAACAGAGGAAGAACAAGTTGTAGAAAGAGTAGATGATGGCCAGGCACACATAACAATATCACATAAAAAAGGTATTAGACCTGGCGAAGCTAATACTATGTTTACAGCCCCAACGAAAACGGAAGATAGAGTTGGTTATGTAGAAGGAACTTTCAAGTGGATTCCATTTTTAGAAATGGTAGTAAATAACGAAAAATAGGAGAGACTATGTATTCAAAAGAAGACCTTAAAGAAGAATTTGCAAAAGCAAAAGCAAAAGACCAAAGTGGAAAGCGAGAGGTGTATACTGCTCGTGCAGCTATGATGAAAAAACATATGGAAGAAGAAAGAGATATGCCAGAGTTATACGAAAACTTAATATCACGACAAACTGGTTTACCTGCTTTTAATTTTGCTGGATTATATGAGACATATTCATCCGATAATCCAAAAGAACATTTTTGGTTGAAAAATTATGGTATGACATACAGAGAAGTGTGGATGAAAAAAGACCCTAGTGCATTTAAGGGTTCTACAGAAGATATGATAGATGATGTATTAGTAGATGTACCAGAAGTACCAGAAGATGATGTATCAAGAACCATCGGAGAAATGAATGAAGACTAATAAGTGCATTTTTACAGTATCTATTGATAGACCAACAGTTGAAACTTTTAGAAAATTATCTATAAAAGATGGTAGAAAAATGTCATCAATAGTAGAATATTATATTAAACAATATATTAAAACTGTTGAAAGTGGTAAATGTATTAAGTTTAATTAGGAGAAATGAATGAAGTATAACGAACAGCAAATTATAGAAGAAGTATACAGATATATTCAAGGTACCTATAAACAACATTATAGTACCACAGAAGATGGTATGCAAGTTCAAGATATGTTGCGACATTTAAATATTGATAAAGATTTCTGCCAAGCCAATGCAATAAAATATTTGTGTAGATATGGTAAGAAAGACGGTAAAAACCGTAAAGATTTATTAAAAGCAATACATTACATAATTTTATTATTATCAAGTGAGGACAGCAATGGTAAGTGATTACTTAAAATTTTTAGATGAGTTATTGATGATTAGAGCATCCGTAGAAGTAGCTTTAGAAAAGACTGATGTCAGAGAAAAGACTGAATTATTGGTTGATATTAAAGACTATGTGGATGGTTTGGCTGTTGAATACAATAATAAAATAGAAGATATTGAAAAAGATATGGAAAATGAAGCTGTAAAAACGATACATTAAATTTAATAGAATTATAAAAAATTATGAAAGACCGAGAACAATTATATGGACCAGTAGGCGCTCCTGATAATGATGAATGTTACACGCCAGATTATGGTGTTATACCAATATTAAAATATATTCCAAAAGATATTACAGTTTGGTGTCCTTTTGATAAAGAAGATTCTGAATTTGTAAAACTAATATCTAAAAATAATCCTGTTGAGTATTCTCACATTGATACTGGCCAAGATTTTTTTACATATGAACCTGAGCATTGGGATATTATCATATCAAATCCACCTTTTGCTAAAAAAAGACTGTTTTTTGAAAGAGCATTATCTTTTAATAAACCTTTTGCTTTAATTATGACTAATACTTGGTTAAATGATTCAGCACCAAAAAAATTATTTAGAGATAAAGATTTACAGTTATTAATGTTTGATAAAAGAATGAAATTTATCCAACCAGATGGTAGACCTAATGATAAGATTACTTTTAGTTGTAGTTATTATTGTTGGAATTTATTACCAAAACAAATTATTATGGAAGATTTGAATATTAAAGGTGGCACAGGTAAACTACCGTTGTGAAGATATTTGGTATTATAAATATTCGTATAAGGGATGGTGGAACATCCCCTACACTAAACACATTAAATATACTAAGGAGTATTTAACATGTCTAAAAATATTTATAACGAATGTAAAGCACTAGATACGGACTTTCCTGGTCTTAAAGATGTAGAATTGACATTTGAATATGATGGTGAATATATTGATACACCTTGGAATAAAGGTAAAAAAGGTGTACAAGAAGGCTATTGGAAAGGTAAAAAAATGGCACCATTTTCTGAAAAACGAAAAAGAAATATAGCCAAGGCAATGTCTCAAAAATGGAACATTACTACACCAAATGGAAAGATACTGAAAATATATAATCTTAAAAAATTTTGTAGAGATAACAACTTAAATCAAGGTGCTATGTATTATGTTTCTATAGGAAGGTATAAACAACATAAAGGGTATACTTGCACTAAAATGATGCAAAAATAAATCACAAATAAAGCTTGACAAGTGTTTATTTTTAGTGTATCCTGGAACACAATGAATTACTATAACTGTAATAGTCTTGACCGACTTTAAAGGTCAAATTGAAATAACTTTAAGGAGTAATATAATATGGCAAGAGCTAAGCTAAGCAAAAAACAAAAAGTACTAAACCTACTATCAAAAGGTGAACCAGTATATTGGAGAACACTAAGAAGTAGATTTGATATAACATCACCAAGAGCAATGATTGATACATTACGCTCAGAAGGACATATGATTTATGTTAATCAAGGTACAGGTACTAACCGTAACAATACTTCATATCGTATGGGTACACCGTCTAAGGCGATTGTAGCTGCTGGTATTAAGGCACTTTACGGAACAGAGTTTGCTTATAACTCTTAAAAAGTTCAACACGGCGACCTTCGGGTCGCCACTCTGTGGGAGATTATTTTATGTATCATAAGATAAGCGCAATGTGTGATAAAGTAAATATTATCTACACAAAAAGTTTAGAATTAAGACACTTGAAATATAGTAAATCAATCAAAGATGATTTAAAAAAAGCAGAAAGGGATTTTCAAATAGATATATTAATACAAGACATTCAGGCATTATGTAGTGAGATAGCAAATGATAAAGGTAAATACATTAAAAAGAATTATTAGTCTACCATTAGTATTATTACTATTGCAAGGGTGTATTATTAATAGAACACATACTGGCGCTATATTAGGTGCAGCTACGACTACTTCATTATGTATAAATGCTGACCCTTATGTTGTAGCGACTTGTGCTTTAGGTGGTGCATTTGTAGGTGCTGAATTAATGTATAATAGTGATTACGATTTACACGCAGCTGCATTTGTTGACCATTTGAACACATCACCTAATGGCGCCTCTTATACAAATTGGCATAACAGAGAGACAGGTAATAGTGGTATTATACATATTACTAAGTCTTATCTGGAAGGACCAATGAAATGTAAAGACTATAGCTCAACAATAGATATCACAAATAGTTGGCCTTTAGTTGGTATTGGTGGAAATAAAAGAGATATGACATTTGGTACTGCTTGTCAATTACCAGATGGCAGGTGGATAGCAAAGTGAGAATAGATTGGCAACCAATAATTGCACTTTTAATTATGATAGTATTACTTATATATACTATGCAAAAGGCACACGGTGAAGAAGAATTATATTCAAAGATTAGAACGATTGACCCACAAGAAGTGAATGGTCAATATTGTTATGTAAAAATTATTATAGAAGAACAAGAAGATAGAATTATTAAAAAAGAAGTTTTAGAATGTGCTGATGGTAGAAAAGGTATAGATACACCAGGTTATTGGGAACTATTTGCACAATTCTATTATCGTGATATATCGGCACCAGAATATTGCCGTTATTATAGTAGGCCAAATCATGTATTTAAATCATATGGTAAAACTTGTTTGAAAAAGAATGGCCGTTGGGAGGTGAGATGATAAAAAATATAATAATAATATGTCTAGTCTTTATGGTAGTTACTGAGGTAAGTGGCTCAGATGTAATAGACTTCATAGAAGAAAATCAGATAAAAGATAGAGTATCTGTATTTTTAAGAGAACTAATTAATATAATGAAAGGAGTGTGAAATGAATAAACTTATATTATTAATGAGTGCATTAGTATTGACAGGTTGTAATCAGACAATGAAAATGTATTCAATCAAAGCTGAAACAGGCGATTCTATGAGAGAAGTGCCTGCTTGGTATATGTCAGACCACAGTACAGTAGAAAATGCTTGTGGAAAAACTAAAGAAGAAAAAAGACAATGTATATTTGGTGTAGGTACATCAGTATCTCCTGATTTAAACCTTGCAATTGAAAAGGCAAAGATGTTGGCTAAAGCTGAACTTGCTGATATGATAAAAGGTGAAATGAATAAACAATCAAAACAGTTTATTACAGAATTAGGTAAAACTGAAAAAAGAACCGTTGTAACAGAAGCTGAATCTATTCTTGTAAATGAAATAGCAAAAACACCTGTACGAGGTTATGAAGTATTTGCTCAAGATGTTACACTTACAAGACAAGGTTATTATCGTGCTTGGATTGGTTTAAGATTACCAATGGGTGAGTTTAATAAGATGTATAACTATACTGTAGAACAAGCTGTAAATGCATACAGCACTAAAACAGAAGATAAAAATGTATTTGATGACTTTATGTCTTCTATAGAGGAAGGAGAAAATGAGAATAATAGTGTACAGTAAAAACAATTGTATCTATTGTACAAAGGCAAAAGGTCTTTTAGATAAATTGAACCTTAAATATATAGAAAAAAAATTTGAAGATTATAAATCTGTAGATGATTTTAAAAAAGACATAGGTAAACAAGTAAGGACAATGCCACAAATAAAGATTAATGGAAATCTTATTGGGGGGTACAATCAATTAGTAGAACATTTTACTGAACAAGGTTTAGTTAACTTTAAAGGAGAGATAGTTGAGCGAAGACAAGGATAAAGAAAACATTAAAAATAATGTTTTACAGTTTCCTAACAGAATGGCAGGCCAACTAGATAAAGGTCAAGATTCTTGGAAACTTGATGATTTGTGGGACTTTACTCCGAATGGCAAATCATCTGGTGATGAATTTGTAGATGGCGAAGATGTAAGTCAACAAGAAAAGTTTGAAAATTTTGTTAATGCTTTAGTTGATGAACTATCTATAGGTTTTATAAAAACCTTGGTGGATGCTGGCATTGATATTAATGAAGAATATTTTTATAAAGATTTAGCATTTGTATGTGAAATGTTTAGAGGTCTATGTATTAGAAATTTTGGACAAAAACATATTTCACAAAGAGTTATGGACAAATTGGTGTCTTTACAAAAAGATTTAGAAGGTAAAATACAACCTGTTATAGACTATGCACCAATATTAAATGAATATGATTATAAAATTCTAAATCCACATCAGTTAGTTTTTGATTTTTACAAATATGATATTGAAATACAATTTCAACCCGATATGGAATGGCCTGAGGATGACCAATGAGTATATTAGTT